CAGTAGTTGCCTCAAGGACGGTACTGGATTGGAGGGAGAAACAACCTAACCTCAGAACGCCATCATGGAATGGCTGGGTTGCAGATGGGCCCAGGGGGAAAGGCCCCCCGGAGATTCTGGGCAGACGATCAACCAGCCGTGATCATGGGTGTCGCTGGCGGACCAGTTATGTAACGGGCCGCCGCCGCAACGCGAGCCGCCGTGTTGGCCGCAGCAGCGCCAGCGCTGGCCACACGCTCAACGATATCCATGGCACCATGTGCCCTAGACTCGGCGGCTTTAATCAGATTATCCCAATGGGCATCAGACGTCACCCCATGGTGGGTGTGAGAAGATACCGCAGGATTTCCGATGTCAAATCGAACACGCCACTCAACAGTAACGAGGTAGTTCAGAGACAAAGGAGGAGTCTCTGAGGAACCGTTGTTGATAATGACAATCGGAGACCAACCCTCGGGATAATGGGACTGGCTGGTGTCCCAAGTCACATCAGCAGCACCGCTGCTGGACAAGGGACGGAAATCGGACAAGGCATTCATATTCAAAGGAACGGCGTCCAGCTGGACGCCCCGCAGGGCGAGTTTTCCTGCGGACATCAGCCTTGGCCGCATAAAAGAGATAAACTCCGAACCGAATTCCGCCCAAGTCTCAGTCCGACCCCTGAGGTCGAGCTGGGTCTTGCATACCGCCCCCGCCACGATTCCCTCCGTTGTCTGGAGGGGGTTCGGGTTCATGACCTGAACCGAAATAGCGGAAGGGACCGCAGTAATCCCGGTACCGGTAACAGGGACCCCAGGAAACGGAATGGGTTCCAGGCGTGTGTTACTGGCAGCATTGATAGGATTGGCGGAATTGACGGAGAAGAGCGCACCGTACAAAGACCAACGAGACTTGTTATCCTCCGTATTTATAGTCCGGGCGAATGATCCGAAGATATTCACGCGGGCGGAGGAAGTAAGCAAGGACGTGGTCTTGACAACCGTGTACGGGGCGACACTTCGGGGAAGGGGGAGATGCGCGGGGGAGAAGGCGTCCCAACCTTCGAGACCCACTGCCCTCTGCCGCGAACCAAAAGGGCGACTGACAGCCTTGCCAGTACCCTGAGCAAGAACCTTGTCTGCCCGGCTCCGGCGACCATTGGTCCCCTTCTTCGCGATGCGACGACGAACACCGTTCGCCATGCCCAGAAAGACGACAGAGAGAAAGTTGGAATCTCGAGCTCAGGATGAAGAACAGATCTCCAAGATGGCTCAGACCAGCAAACGCAGCGCACTACCACCGACGAACCCCCCCAGATTTCCGGAGGAGGCTATCGGTTCGGGCAGAAACCTGTTCCGTAGCCATTTCTGCAATTATTTCCGGCTCTAAGACCGGCGGGGATGCGTCATCAGTTGGCCCCCGAGTCAACAACTTCCGCACCTCGAGTGCGAAAGAAAACGGCGCTACGATTCTCTCATTGGCGGCAAAGACAGCCGCCAGTCGTCGGCGAGGAATCCGATTCAGAGAGAAGACCGGACGTTCGAAGTCCGAACAGATCTGAAAAGGATTCAGATCGACAGCCACTCGTCGGCTGGCAGAACAATCTGAAAATCGGACCTCGCCTGGCCCATGTATCGGCTCAGTGACACCCCGGACGACAGCGGTACCGGTGCGATCTTCGTGAACAGGAATACCCGAAGGAGAGACCACATTCACGGAGATACGCTCCAGACCAGACCGGGGACACTCCCGGACCGTCCTACCTTCCATGTCACGCCAAACACGTAAGCTCCGACCGGCCAACAACTGTTGAAAGGCCGTGAATCGGACACGATGTCGGCAGACATGGGGCACAATCAGGCCACATCCCCCTAGTTCCCTGGGCGCACAAAGATTGAAACGCCCATTCTCCGTATGGATGGCAATGCTACGTCGCCAATGGTGCTTGATACGATCAAAAGCACGGGCGGGATTCGCAGCATTGTCAAGAATCCACTGAAGCTTGGGAATCAGGGGCCGCTCAGCTGTCTCAGCCCGGATAGGGACACGGAAGGGTCCCTGGGCCTCTTGGAGGAGGAGGCCACAATTCAGGAAAGGCAGCTTATCGAAGCGGCTGGCTCCGCGATGGATCCAGGACTCGGAGTTCACCGTGATGAAATTCGGGGAGATATAGTTCTTCCCCAAAGACAAGGAGAACCCGGCTCTGGCGATCCACTTCTTCCAGACCTCGTAGAAGTCGACATTCGCTTTAAAGAGGATGTCATCACCATTCACAAGGACTGGGAGATCTTCCTTCCTGTAACGTCGACCGGTGTACTCCTCCAAAGCACACCAGTAAGCGGCGAGATTAATCGCACAAAGCACAGGGAAGGAAAGAACGGAGCCCATCAGTTGGCCATTCCGCATGGTGAAAGGATCCAGGCCATCTCCCTCTCGTCGAAGACGGGAAGGATATGAGACCTCATGACATCC